TGAACTAACAATCTCACTTCGTTCTTTATACGGTAACATTACAAATCCTTTTTTTCTTTGTAACCATTCATCCGTATTTACTATTGCCCACACTTCTCCAAACAAATGTGCTTGGCGAAACATACTTATGTGTCCAGAATGTAGAGGGTCAAAGCCCCCACTCACTACTATAATCATGACTTATCCTTATTATATCGTTTTCATCTAGTTTCTCACCCTCCCAAACCTCAAAAACCCGTACATGGCCATTAGAAGCTCGTAGACAATGAAGAGTATTTTTTGGGATATAAACTCTATGACCGGGTAGAAATGTCCACCAGTGGTCGTCTATGAGCGCCGTTGCTTCACCACTTTGTATTTTCCAGTGCTCATCTCTATGTTTATGATATTGAATAGACATTCCTCGACCTGGATACACATGTAATATTTTTATAACTCTAGTTGGGGTTTGTTTTAATACTCTGTAATGTCCCCAAGGTCGTGTAACAATATTCATTATGTGATAGACAGCATAAAAATTAATATAAATTGTATAGCTAATACATACAATAAAAATTTAAGAAGTGACCACAAAAATTTATCCATTATCTAAACGGTGGACCCATAAACCAACACACTAAACTGTGTCGTGTTCCTTCTGTTACTGCTTTAATTCTATGAAGATAGAATGATGGAAATATAATCATGTCACCTTTGTTTCTGAATCCTTCAATTGGTTCAATCTTACCATCCATATTTTTAATTTGTAATATACCACCCTTATAATCTTCAAAGTTAGATAGTTGTACAACCATAGATAACTTTCTTATTAATCCAGGATAAGGTCCATCAGATTCTGGTGGATAGATATCTCGGTGCCATTGATAGTGTTGTCCTTTTTTATACTCTGTAAATTGTGGGCACTGTAAGTTAGTTACATTGAAACCATAGTCTTGTTTATTTATTTCTGATGCAACTTCACATAACTTAGGAACGATCCAATGATCGAGAGGGAACCATCTTAACTTTGAGTTCCTATCTTTTTTTAAGTCGGCTGCTTTTTTCCACATGACACCGGCTAGCTGCTCAGAATAGCTAGGCGATTCTTTAATTATTTCATCGCATAACTTTTCTGGAACAGCTTTGGGTATGGTCACAAATGTTTTATACATCTACGACCTCACATGAACCAGCACTACAAGCAAGAGTTTGGGAGGACTTTGTGTTATCATCTTGTTCATATAGTGCTAAATCATTCCAGTTAATTTTGTTTGGTTGATTCTTTTTTAACTTGTTGTATCCGTCTTTATCAATGTCTTCGTATGGTGCTTGTTGATATACGTGTCCAAAGTTTGGTAGAAAAGATACACCACTTAGATCATCGAAGTTTCTCCAACACCAATCAGCTACACCTAACCACTCATCTTCATTAACGGATATAGTTATACTTGGTTTATGCTCACACCAATACTTGGCATATACTAGCCAATGATTTAATTGTTCAAGTGCCGATCTTTTATTACGAGTTATACAACCATTCGGTGCTTTCTCAACAAAAGAAAAGACAGCAGTTGCATCTGGTTTCATAACACAGTCTTCAGTCGGTATGTTTTGTGATTGTAAAAACTTTGTCAATGGATCTTTCTTATCACCTCTCACTCTTCTAATGTAATGTTCGTTATGTCGAGCATGTATACCAGATGCAGCATTCACTAATTGTGATACAGTTCCTGATGGTTTAACACATGTAATAGCCGTTGCTTGGTTTATTCCAAATTTTTTTGCCCATAGTTTATTTACATCCACAGCTTTTTGTTTCAATCTTTTTAATAAGTCTGGCAATATAGCTTCGTTAAACACATCCCCAGATAATATTTTATGATCCATAATACCAGTTAAAGATACACCAAGAAGTCTTTCTTTTTCTGTCGCATCTTTCCATTGTCTACGTAAGTATTTAAAGTTTGTTAATGTAGCCTGCATAGTACCAAGTATAGTTGCGGCTTCTACCTTATCAAGTAACTCTTCTTCCTTATCATCTTCACGAACAACGACTTCAGATAAGTTACAGAATTGAAAAGGTTGTAAAATTATTTCCGAACATGGGTTGGTTCCAAATTCAAAATTAATATCTCTTCTTTTGTTTTGTGCTGCTACTTTTTTTGAGGCTTCTCTATTAAAGATACCACGTTCACCACTACCAGATTTGTACAGAGCTAACCACTCCTCCATAAAGGTACCGATGTTATCTGGCTTTGTTTCATACACGGCTGAATTATTTGATAAAGCTCTTTGTGATTCAACTCTATACCACTCACCAGACTTAGCATCTCTCATATCCCTATCATTAAGATCAGATAAACTAATCATAGCTGACCGTCTAACACCACCAACTACAACAATCTCACCTACTTTACAGACAAGATCGTGACACTCAAGAGGAGTTAGTCTTCTACCCTTCGCTTTAATAAAGGTTTCTTTTGCAAAGTTGAAGAGATCCACGAGCGGTGTAGGACCCGAAGCTCTTCCACCGAAAGTGTGAAGTCGTGCCCCTGCAGGTCGCACGTTAGAAATATCCCACCTGGGGATTTGCCCGGCATACAATAATGTAATGACCTCCCGAAATGCTTTTGCCCAACCAAGTTTAGAATCCCTGACCACGACCACAGATTCTGTATCATGGAAATCATCAGCCACACTAGGCAGAAGTTCTGTATATTTTTTTTCAACACTAAAACCAACTCCTGTTCCACACATAAGTACATACAGTATTTCATCAAAAGCTTTTGGATGATCTACAGGTACATAAGAACAATTATATCCTGCTATATTTTCTCTTTCCAAGGCAGGCCCAGCAGTCATCAATGCTCTCATCGATGGCATAACATCTAAGTTTAAAACTTTATTTTCAAGATACTCTCTTGTCTTCTTATCTATTTTGTATTGACAATTCTTTTCTATTTGTTTCTCAAAGAAATTAAAGTAGCGAGCAACAGTTTCGTGCCAGTCCTCTCTTCTTGTATGTTCTGGTAGCCATCTAGCATATCTAGACTTGTGTATAAATTGTTGATAAACAGTTGGTAAAGTCGTCATTGTCTCCCTTTCATTTTAATTATATTTCTAATATGTGTTAATGTCATTACCACATTCAGCATCATCATAAAGTATAGACCCTCTTGTATTGTCCATGTCCACCAAAAAAATTGTGAACAAATTCCAAACAAGGGTGCTTTCAGTGATCCGTTACCATACAAATAAACTGATACACATGCGGTCAGTGAACAAATTATTTCAAGTATCGGAACCTCAGATACTATCATTCTTTTTCTAGCAATTCAATATATCTATTTAAATACCACTGAGCTTTTTGTAAATCTTCTAATCGTTTACCTTTGTAATTACATCTCCACGTGTATTTCATAACCTGTCCACGTAGATATCCACGGTATTCTTCAGGTGTAAGTGCAGCTTCGATGGCTTCAATACACTCGATACCTTTACTATTATATTTGTAGTGGGGTGGGCTGTTTACAAGATCGTCTGTCATTTTGTCTCCTCTTTGTGGGTCATGTTTAATAAAACATTTAATCTTTTTCTTTGAAAGTTTGTGTTGGCAGGCTCATCAATAAGTTTCCTAGCGAAAGAACGAACTTGCTGATAATTAAGGCCAGCAAGATCACACACATCAACAAACCAAGTAGCAGTAACACCGACACTTTTACTAAACCATCGAACAGCATCCTCCCTAACTTGCACAGACTCCTTAGAAACATTTTCGTTTTCATTACTAGCATCCAATAAAGCTTGATAGATAACGGCTCTGAACATTGCTCTTTCATTCTCTCCCTCTCTACTTCCCTCGGTAATCGTATCTAGTGTAGGGTCTAAAGCAATCCGGGTTTGGTTTAGATTTAACGAATATATCTGTTGTGTTGATTTCTTTTGGTCTTTCATCTATCCATTCCACTGGCACAAATCTTTCTGCCCATATAAAATTATTATTACTAAGCCAATCACCATAGGTTGTTTTACTAGTTTTGTAAAGTTTATTCCTAGAATTTTGTAACACAAATCTAATGTCTAAGTCTGGTCTCTGTTGTTTTATGTATAAATGTTTGGCTCTATCTTCTTTTGTTAACTGTCCTTTGAGTTCTATTATAATACCATTTGATAATATAATGTCTGGAGTGTATGTCCTTCTAATCTCTGGAACAACATAAGGTATTACTAAAGTCTCATACTCAAACTTAACTTTGTCTTCATCTAGTTTAGCACAGACGGTGGCTTCAAAGATAGATCTATAAAATCCTTTTTCTTTTCTAAGAACACTCACGGAATATCCTCTGAAACATTTGGTTCACTAACCACTTTGGTTAACCATCGTGGTCCTTTACTGTAAATAAACTTACGTAAGCCTTGGCCATCATTTGCATCAGACCAACAGTCAACTTTGTATGCGCAATAAGAACAACCGATACTTAATTTCATATTACCAGAGACTCCGTCTGGTTCTTCATCATAACATTTTGGTGGTGGTTTGTTCTTATCTTTTAGCGCAACTCTTAAATGTTTAATTCTTTCTCGTGCATTCGGTACATCAGATTTATTTGGACGGCACAATGCTAGTGCTCCACTCTGTTTATCAATAGCAAGAAAAGCTACCTTGTCATTATTGTTTGCCTCTGAATATGCTGCAATCTGGTGGAGATACCCAAAGGCATCTGTCTCTGGAGTAATATCATTGTCTCTAAATTTTCTAAAACCAAACTGTGATGCCGACTTAACGTCAACAACAACTCCATCTATCACGGCATCTTGGTGTCCAGTTACACCCTCAAGCTTTAAAGTTTTCTGTTCATCGGTGACAGTATGGCCTGCCGTTTTAGATAGTAATAATAATAATGCTTCTAACATATGCCCATATAAAAACTTAATTCGTACATGAGACGGCATATGTTCTCTTAGTTCTGGTTTGTATAGCTCATACCATAATTGACGATCTGGTTTGCCGAGGCTCGACATACGAATACCTCGGCTACCAGATTGTTTTTCTGTTAAGTAAGTAAGAACAGCATCTTTCATACTTTGTGCAAAGTTATTTAAATCATGTGGTGTTGGTTTTCTATTGTTACCTTCATCAAACAATTTGTAAATATCTTTTACAAGAGTATCTATGCTTTTCTTATCAGACATTAGAACGGAAGCTTATCGTCTTCCAATCCGTCTTTATTAGATGCGCCGTTCGTTGTGGCCTGGTATCCAGACTCTTCGCCGAACTCATCTAAATTTTCAGAGGGACTGTACTCAACTAGTTTCGTTACTTGCACAGCTTTTAAAGACGACCCAACACCTTGATTACCGCCGACGTTGTAATCGTAT